GGGTGAAATAATCCCGTTCAGCGGTGTCATTAAGTCTGGCGGAGGTAGCATCGCCCGCGCTGCCGGTGGAGGCGGTGCCACTCTTTGCACAGGTGGCGTTGAGCTGCAGCCGCTTACGACCAGCAATAACATCAGACTGGAGTTCGTCAATACTGGCTTTGGCATCTGCTAACTCCTTTGTGTATTTGTCATCGAGGGCAGCAACATCACGCTGACGTGCCAGCATATTTGTTATCGTTTTCTGGCGGGCTTCAGCCTGCTCTTCTGCATGAACGGCACGCTCGCTTTGCTCTTTTGCTTTGGTTCGGTAATGGTCGAACAAGGCAGAGTAGGTTACGCTCAGCGCTATAAGGCCGACAATAATCAGGTTGCGCCAGTTATTTACCAGCCAGATCATCAGCTTTCTCCGCTAAGCAAAGTGAACGTTCCATATCCCGGCGGTTCATCAGTCCACGCCATTTCTGACCACCGGCGTAAATCCAACGACGCAACTCTTCGCAAGCGGCGTCTACGTTGCCAGCATTAAGCTTTTTCAGCAGCGTTGATTTGGAGAATGCACCAATGCCTACGTTGTAAGTGAAGCTGTAAAGCGCCGCACGCTGGTACTCACCCAGCGGAACCTTTACCAGCGGATCTACCTGGGCTTTTACCAGGCTAACCCGATTCCAGAGCAGCTGGTCGCATTCGCGATCGGTATAGGTTTTATTCCTGATAACGCCTTCGCCGGTAATGCCATCGCAGACTGTCCAGACGCCAGCAACATCTTTGTAAGCCACATACTCGCGCCCCTCTACCCCGCCTTTACCGCCGAGAAAGATGGTCGTAATAAGCATTGCCCCGCCGCCAGCTGCCGCAATCAATTTATTTCTTAAACCTGATGAGATAGCCATTGTTAATCCTCACCAAATTTTTCTGCATGAATGTAGCCGCGTTCCTCCAGCGCTTTAATTTTCGCCAGCGAAACTTTGCGCTTGAAGTAAAAATTAATGGCAAATGTCAGCAGCGCAACAATGATGCCTGCCAGAACACCAACGGCGCTCCACTCGTCAGGACTTAGTCGGTTCAGTAAGCCGTTGGCTACCGTTCCGGCAGATGCGCCATACGCAGCGCCAGATGCCAGTTTGCTCATATCTATGCTCATGATCACCCCCGGCTTTGCCGTGGTGCTGTTTGTAGGGTTAAGGAAATAAAGTGCGCCGTCCCGAGCTAACAGGAGTGAGTGAGGGTGATTCGGGAGGCGCAAAAGAAAAAGGTCGCCCTATGGCGACCTGTTGGAATTAATGCGTGGTGTCCGGCGCTTTCCCGGCTTGCATTCGTCGCCATGGTGAGCATTTACCTCACCATCTAGCTCATTCACCACATCGAAAAGCAGCCTGTTTCACAACACGAGCGGCGTATCAGTTACCGCACCGTCAAGCTGCTTGTCTGATGCAATAAATAAGGCCCCGCAATCGCGGAGCCTAGGAATATGGTGCGCCTGTTTATCATCATTGATTATCTGACAGTCCATCGAACGGGCGGCGCATTGAGTTGCTACATTTCTAACTGTAGTAGCTCCCCGGAAAACAGCAATAAAAAAGCCCCAACTTATTAAGGTCAGGGCTTTTTTTCTAGCTCACCGTAACAAGCAACGGATTTCTAGTGTTAGAGAACTATATCCCTGACTTCCGGAAAAGTAAATAGCTAACGATAAATTAATAAGCTATTTTATCTTGTGCTATGAAGTAACCTTATTTAATGCTGAGTTGGCCCAAGACTCCTCAATCTCCAACTTTCCGATAAGCTGATCATAAAATGCTTTCCCACTTTTTTCCCACGTAGCCAAGCTGATCGCATCTGTGACGCTGGAGATAGCACGGTAGGCCTCGGTAGATGGTATGCGCTCAAATCCCCTTCCCCCACATTGTTTGCAATCCCCCATCACGGGAACACCTTGCTGCTGTGTTTCTTTACGCAGCACCGCCCTGCCTCGTCCGTTACAGTCCCGGCACGCCGCAGAAACCACGCCCTTGCCTTTACAGGAGTTGCACAGCACACGCTCAGTATCTCGCACCCGATAGTTAACGTTCTCGGCTAGCGGCTCATCCAGTCTCATGATTTGAGTGACAGCCTCCGGCCGTTGCAAACCAAATCTGGATTTCATTGTGAAAACTTCAACCTCAATGAAGCCTTTCGCCTTGCAGCATTCGCACGGTTTTACGCTGGCAGCACTCCGGCAGTAATCCATGTACGCATAACTTGCGAGTATTTGCATAACCGCTGGTTTAATATCTGTGTCGAGTTTGCGTAAGGCTGCAACCTTATCGCAGGTTTTCAATGCATGTTCTGTTAACAGGGTTACGGCGCGTCGGGCGTCGTACTCGCTTACCCCTACCTTCCCCATGAAAGCACTAAATCCCATCGGTGCGAGCGACTGCACCATTCCCATTGCTGCCATCTGGTCAGTGCCTGTCAGGGCATCTGAGGCGGTGGCACGTGGAGAGTCGGAGATTTGCGTGGACTTCGGGAAGTGATATTTGACTGTAGCTTCAAGGCTCATGCCCTTCTCCCTGCGATGTGGCTGAAGTGTTGGAGTAATCGGTAGTCACACATGAAAGAGCTTTTAGAGCGGTAGAGTCTGATGTGTAGCCACTTGCGCTGAAGGTATTCGGTCATGCTGCCTCCATTGAGAAGTTGAATCCCATCTGCCCACCGAACGCTTCACAGCTTTCTGAGCAGGAACCTGTGTCGTACTGGCGCATTGATGTCATGCGTGATGCAAGCTCATCCCTTCCTGTATCGGAAAAAATTGCAATCACCTGCTCCAGCGAGTTATTGCTTCTATACATAACCTTGTCTTCTTTGGTATCGAATTCGTGAAGTGTTTGGATAAAATGAGCTGCAAGAGCAGGTTCATCTTTTGTCGCCAGCGCCACTTTTTGTAGGCTCTTTTTGATACAGAAAACACAGTTCCCTAAGTGCTCTTGAATTCCCAAATTAAAAGGCTGTATTTTCCACCAGTCGATTACATCCTGCTTTTCGAAATCACTTATCTCCGCCAAATATCTAATTCCAGGTTTTAGCGATATTCGCTTAGGCTCATCTATCCTCATGCCAAGCCAGGTCGTGTAATTCCCTCGCCCAAAATACTCATCACAGTATTTGATAAATGGCACTGTCTTCATCCTGTCCGTACAGAACGCGCCTCCTACGTATGGGTGCCCGTACTTTCTGAGCATCCTCTTCCATGGCTCAAGGTCGGGACCGATGCGATCTATGCTGAGGATTTCGTAGGTGCTTGGCTTGTTCATTTCGGGATTAGGGATGACGCGAAGGCAGGTAAGTTTGATTTTCCAGTGCTTGACGATGTTGCGGATGAATTCGTAGGTCTTGGGGTGTTCAGCGCCGGTGTCCATGAAGATAAATTCCGTGTCCGGATCTCTTTCCTTCATGATGTTTGCCAGATACGCAGAAGTTAGACCGCCAGAAAGACTGACGACATTTTTCATGCTGCCTCTCTTTGCTTATTTATAACCCTCAGTAAAGCCCTGTAATGCGCTCGTATGGCGCACAGCTCTTCGCGGGTGTATCGGTGAGGTGTGTTGTTGTTTTCGATCGCCTCGACTCGCTGAGCGCCGATTTTGGCCATGAGGAATATCCGGTACTGCTGCTGGTTTGCTGATAACTCGACGTTACAGCGATGACATTGCTTGTGGATATTGTCTTCGTTGTAGCGGATTTGCGAAGCTGCCTTTCTGGACCGGTAATGTCCTGCTTCCCACTGAACCGTTTCCCATGTTCCGCAGCTAATACAAGGGAGATGTTTATCCCTCAGCCTGATGAAGTCATTAACCACGCGCTGGGTTAAATCTTCCCAGTGCTTTAATGGCTTCAGGTCTGCTTTTCGCTTGTTCCACTCAATGCGCTGTAGCTTCTCCTGCTTGCGTATTTTACGCGCCTGCTTCTCACCTTCCTGCTGACGTGAAAACGCCAGACCGCATTGCCAGTCAGAGCAGACTTTTTGAGTGGATGACCAGGGGAGGTATTCAGTGGAGCAGATGGGGCATTTCTTTGGCTTCGGTGTTTTCGGCTTAATCCCCTTCGCCATCTTCCCTCCTCACTATTTCAATAACTTCATAGCCGTTAAGCTCGTAGAATGCGCAGCAGTCGCTACAGCACCAGGTCTCGTCAGCGCTTAGTGCCAGTCCGCAATCAGCACAGATGCTTTCAGCTTCCACTGCCCACCTCCTTTTGCTCGTCAAACCACATCAGGAAAAATAAGCAGCACACCGCGGGCGCCAGGTGGGGTAAGTTGCTTTCACTGTCGTTCGACTCTCCTGACCACCAGGCTGTGATGTGACGAATCGACGCATCGAAATAACGCTGCCTGCCATCCGGTACTGTTTTCCAGTTGTCTAATGCGTACTTGGCTGCCCCAAATTCAAGAACGGACACGACAGTTTTAATGGCACTGAACGGCAGCAGACTAAACCTCCATTTCCCCGAGTCATGCTTAGTTGTCATATTCGGCTCCACATAGGGTTCTGCCAGCGCCGGCTCGGGCGAGGCTCAGTTTTCTCTTCGGGTAATAAAGCGCTTACCGCCCATGACTTGTAGTCAGCGGCAAGATGCTTTTCGACTTTGATGTTGAGGGATTGATACTTGTGGATTAGTTCGTTGGCTTCTTCGGTGGTGCAGTCAGGCTGATGGTGCCAGCTCATTTTCATGGACTTTCCTCCCTGCACTTTCACCCCACGCGCCACGGTGAACCATGAGGACGCCATTGACGATTGCGTGAAATCTGGCTTCTTTGTCGCGATGGTACTTTCTGATTGTGGTGCGATTAGACTTGAGAATTCTTGCCAGTTCTGTCTGATTGCCCCGCGTCTTTATCAATAATTCGGGGATTGTCTGGATGTTTACGTTCATGCTGCACTCCCGAACCGCGTTGCCCATTCTGCTGCCTGAGCTGATTCATCGCTGAATTTGACGTTGTGCTCCGCACCAAAGGCATGCATTATCGTAATTAAATCCTTCATTTCACTTACGCGCATTTTGCTGGTTGACTGCCCCAGCACCACAAAACCACCGTCTATACCTGGAACTGTTTCCTGCTTCTTAAGCGCGGAGGTAAATACGTTCTTCCAGCTTTGAGTGTCCATTTTTCGCCCATACCAGATAACCTGCCTGGAGATGTCGTTTAAACAACTCCAAAGCATGCGGTTTTGCGCAAGGCTTCTGGTGTCTTCCTGGATAATTATTTGCAGTGGCTTGGCGGGATTTAGGGGTAGTTGCTGAATCGCGGTAATGCAATTTTGTCGGATGTTGCCGTCACGCAGCAGGAAAGTCATTTTCTCCATCAGCTTCACCTTTAACCAGTGTAAGTTTCGGCCTGTAATCAGACAGGGTTATTGTCATTTTCTTCTGCTCAAACTCATGGATGTATTCGGTTTTATTCCCTGCATCCATAAATCCCATTACATAACTGAGCATGTAATTAAGAGGGTCTACGCCTGAGCGATGCATCATGTCGAGTGCCTGCTCCATTTTTTCATATGCTTTGCTTGCTCTAGCCATTACTCATCTCCTTTAACGGTTACCCCGGCCTTTCCAATGGCGGTAATAACATCATCGCGACCTTCCTCATATGCCTTGTTTGTTACATTGGTGACATCTTTAGGAAGCTCAACAACGACCGCAGCTCTGCTGGCCTGCCATGCCCACCAAGCGACTTGCATATCCCATGCGAGATACTCGCCATCACCATTTCCACAAACTCGATAGTCAATTGAGTCACCGAATTCGTTTTTAATTGCTGTCTCAAACTCTTCCCTGCTCTTATCCACGCTTACCTCCCGCCCATCGCCGAAGAAAAAGGCCAACAATCAATGCTGGCCCTGTCGTTAACTCTGTTATGTAAAGTGGTAACATCACTGCTCACTCAGTACCGGCATGCTGTATTCACTCATTGGTAGCTCCTTCTGATTCCTGCCGCTCAAGGATTGGGAGTGCAATCCTAAGGGCTTGAAGATAAATTTCTTCGCTTAACGTAATACCGCGATATGATTTAGCTTGTGTCAGATTACCGATCATATCTTTGCAAATTGCTGAATTAATACATTTCATTTAGTCACTCCGTTCATTAGTTTAATGCAGAGTTTGCAGGTCACTTTAGATTTCACAGTTGTGGTTTTTCGCATGTAACCACATAACGCGCCATGCAACCCAAGCTGGTAATACCCCTGCCGGGCGCTAAATGGCATTACTGAATCCGTTTCTCTGTGTCGCATGTGTAACTTCTTCATCGCCCTTCCCCTTGTTTAGCTGGCTCGACCTATATGTCAGTGAACGCATAACGAGCTGCTCCAGTTTTCTTGATAATTCCGCTATCAACTCCATCCCTAATAACGCGCCCTGCACGGATATAGCTTGCTGAATCAACGCTGTCATCACCGAA